TAACGTATAATTTACTATTAACAAATACATTTTCAGAAATGTTATCATTAGTATTTAAGTTATACCCTATATCACCACTATTAGTCGGTATTAAACCAGATGTTAGTTTTTCACTAGTGTTGTAATTAGCATCAGAGTCACCTAATGTGAAATGTGAAAAAATTTTATTATTATTCAATAATATTTTCTCTCTACCAACCTTAGTTAATCTAGCCTTTACAGTTATTGTTGATGCACTATTTATAAATCCCATTTTATTATTTTTTTAAAAGTCTATTGTTAATTCTATGGATGCAGTTGTAGAGTCAGAAATTTTTATAGGTCTCGACAATTTACCAACTAAAACCAAATTCTGATTATTATCTAATATACCTATCTCACTAACATATCTATCATTACCGAATTCAAATGTTGAATTACTAGTTGATGCGATACTCGCACCATCAATAGTAATATTAAATAATGATTTATATATTGTTGCCGATATGTGAGTTCTTAAGTTACCATAGAATAACCTTTCATCACCTAATGTCATTTTACCATAATAACTAGCAGAAGACATATCTAATTCACTACCTAAATTGAAAATGGTTCCACCCGTATATAAATTACCTGTTAAAATAAATCCAGTAATATTTGGGTTTTGATTCTCAAATAGTGTCGGACTTATTGTTTCACCACTGTTAACCGTAATATTTGTGGACGTAAAATCAATTACTTTCCAATTAGATGGTAAAGGTCTAGATTGTGTTGTTTTATCAACCACCTGTGCCAATACTTTAAAAGTATCTGCAAAAAATCCATATCCATCATAATTAACGTCTTCCCTTTTTCTCATATAAGGTAATTCATTAAGATTACCTATTCTAAACTGTACGTCTTTATCCGTATTAGTTTTATTATCGATTACTGTATATCTTTGACAAGGTAATATAGGTGTAGTGACTGTGGTAGTACCAGTTGATCCAGTACCTAAATTCTCTAACCAATATGTTAAATATAGGGATTCACCAGCCTTTAAAACACCAGTACAGTTACCACTCAAAGGTGAAACTAACTCTGCCGCTAAATCAGGTAGTGTATAATTTCTATTAGATTTGTATGACATTCCAGCAATTAACTCTTCGTTATCAATAACTACAATTTTTAATTGTGGGAAAACTTTACCTACTGCCAACGGTAATGTAGGACTAACTGACATACCACTATATTCAATTAAATCATAATATTCAATGTCATTATTACTAGATAATGTTTTTCTAATTGTATCCGAAGTAAATCTCATACCTAATGTAGTTCCACTACCAGTACCTAAATCATTTCTTCTATGCCACATAACAGGTATATCTAAGTTAAGTAGTTTTCCTGTCTCCTCATCAATATAGAATTGTTCTCCGTAAAAATTAGAAATACAACTATTTGTGTAGTGAAGTATTGATATGGATTTATTATATGTATCCATATAACTCTTACTATCCATCATAGAATTTGTGTTAGTAACAGTTAATTGTCTATTATAACCTAAGTATTGTTTCGTACCAACAAATTGTTCTGAACCAAATAAATTGTTTTCATGATAATTAACTGGCGAATCTTTATATAATCCCGCAGGATTTTCTGTCCAAACATTATTCATATTCCAAACAGGAATATTATCTACACATATATCACAACTGTTCTGAAATGACAATGTTCCTGAATTCCAATATGCCGAAAGACTACTTGCCCCATAATATGTGTCCATAGGATCATCACCTCCAGGTAATGTATAATAAGTTATGATAGTTCCTGAATATGCACTAAGTGTTGGTAATGCCCTATCCACTTTAATGGTTGACCCTGCAATGTTAGTTATGTTATAAACCGTATTTATTGTTGCAGAAGTCATTGTTGATCCCGTAACATTACCCAATGTGGGGTTACTAAATCTAAAAATAATATAATCATTTACACTTGTTGCAGTTAAAGCGGTGTCTAATGTTAAAACACCTTGTGTAAATGTAGTATAATCAGTAGTACCACTAAATTTACTTAAATTAATAGTACCTTGTTCTAAAATAAATGTAGAATTTGTTTGTGCCACTAATCCAGTATCTACAGTAGAACCTGAGAAAAATCCTCTATCATCCGCTTCATTTGTAATAATACCTTTTATTAATTGTATATTACTTTGTTGATTAAGTGGGAAAATAAATTGATTGGCTTGATCAAGTAAAAAAGAAGAAAAGAATGGGTTATCATCTTTAGGTCGTAAAACTTTAGAATATATATTTTTTACAATATTACCATCTGCTTCAGGAAACCAAAATTCCCCAGTCGCTGCACCTATACTTGGTACGAACTCACTCCAACCTTTTACATAGTTATAATCAACCTCAGAATCACCAATCATATAGTTGGCAAAAGTTAATTGTCCTTTCGCTAATTGTTCCCTACCTATATCAGTTAATTTTACTCTTACTAAGGTAGTACTCTGTTTATTTATGTAACTCATTTTCCTTTTTTATTTATTTAATAAATATATTGAATGTTATTATTTTTAATATGCATCACCACTATTATATTGTATTACTATCTCACTAACATCACTATATGCATAACTATATATTACTTCACCCATAATAGGTGTGTAAAACTTTTCGTTTTTTATTCTATATATAAATTTATCACCAGCCAAAGCATTTGTCAATGTTACTAAAATTTTATATGTTTTTTCACCAATAACATAATCTGTTACTCCACTATATAGTATGTTTTGGAAATAAATGTCTGATGGATCAGTAAACTCTAAAGTAAATTTACCATTTACACTTAAAGGTGCAGAATTTATTGACCAATTTATATCTGGTGTATTTGTTGGCACTAATCCATTTATACCTGAATTCGGTACATAAAATCCCTCAATTATGTCACCAACATTTAATGTTTCTTCTAATATAATTCTTCTATCGTTAGATGTTGATAAATAATATTCAATATCTTTAGATAGGATAGAACCATTTATTGATAATACAATATCACTTGCAGGTGATGAAAGTAAATAAAATTCATATTTATTATGTGTTGTATTATAAAATACCCTATCATTTGTAGTTTCAGTACCAGTCGCACCACTAGTTATCGGTGTTGTAATATTATATACATCTCCATATAAATTATTTGATGTTCCGTTATCTACATACGCATATGTAAGAACTTGTCTATCCAATGGTGTAAATAATAATTGTATATATGGTGTAGATGCAGTTGTATTTGCACTATACTCTATTCCCTTTGCCAAAACTGAACCATTATAACTAACTATTGGATCAGATAACCCATTAACTACATATTGCGTTGTCCCTGTGTTAGTAAATACCGTTTGTACTACTAAACTATCTATACTAGGAGGTGCGGGTGCAGTTGAGTTATTGAATAATGGTTTTTCTGCCTCAAACATACTGATAAAATACCAATCAGTTTCTGGATAATATATACCATATAACGTACCCCTTTTGTAGGTATCTAAAGTATTTTTTCTAAGTTGTTGTTGTTTTGCTAAAAATGTATTAACGTCATAAGTCCAATATGATTTAATAAGAAACTCACCTTCACCTAAATTTACCGTTGGTAAATAAACAGTATTTCCAGTATTTCCTGTTAAATTTTCATAACCAATACTAAAATTATATAGTGCTGAATTACTAAATCCACTATTGATTTGATCATACTTATAAACCTCACCATAATATGATAGTTTTTTAGGTTCCACCACATTATTAACATTATTCACTAAGACATTAAATAGGTATCCTAATCTACCACTATTGATAAGATATACAAACCTATCTGGTGATAATGTTTTGTTTGTAATAACATTAGGTAATCCCCAATAAGAGGTAGTTCCCGTTACACCTGATGTGGTTAAATTAAACCCATTTTTTTCAAAATTACATAATACACCTAAACCATTAGGTCGGTGAATCATATGTAAGAATCCAACTCCGTAATCCGCAACATATATTTTTTCATCAGGACCCATCTGTAATGCACCTAAACTACTACCACTTAATGAAGCAATTTCTATAACATTTTCAGTCATTTCAGTTGCTGAAGTATATGATAAATTAAACTGATAAATTTCTTCACCAGCACCTTCTGAAACATAGAATTTTGATGAATCTGAAGAAAACTCTATTCCGTAAGGTCCTACATTAAAAGTAAAACCTGTAATCGTAATAAGGTTACTTAAGGTACCTGCAGATGATTCAAAATCAAATATATCGATAATATCTTCATCGTATATTAAAGAAACTAATTTAGTACCATCAGGAGATGTTTTCATATAACCTCTTGCAGTATTATGTGTACTACCAATACTTGTTATCACAGGACCACTTAAACCAGTCTGAGAAACTAAAAATGAATAATAATTAGTATCACCACTAGTATGTGCTAACACCCAATAGTCTTCTCCATTACTATGTGAACAAGATGTAACTTTTTCTGTTATAGGGGTATTAATAATTTTATTATTTTTTACCTCTACTTCACCATTACCATTTTGTAAATCCATATTAACTACTGAATACTCAAATCCATTTGGTGATCCATTGTAATCAGTTGTAAATACATAGTACTTATTTGAATTAGGTTTGGGTACTATAATTGACGATTGTGTCGATGTACCAGAACTAGATAATCCTGTTCCGTTAACCATAATAGTATTACCACTAGTATAAATTGTTTCTCCATTAGTATAGAACAATAGTTTACCCTCTACGTTTGATATAGATGAAACTCCCTCCTGTGAAATTACTGATCCAGTTATTGAAACTGGTGTTCCACCAGATTGTATTGGATTAAATGAAATACCTGCGTTACTACCAAAGAACCAATTATAATTTAATCTATCATATGTATAACCAGTATATGTGACAGGACCACAAAGTGTGTCTGCAGTAGTTGTTGGTATTTTCCTAGTACCACTTATACTAACTTGTGGGAAATCAAAACTATCAAAATCAGTTCTCTCTATGTGTGAATACTGATACCTATTACTAACTGGCTCCCACCCAAAATTTTTACTTTCATTTCTACTGGAAAGTAATTTATATTTTTTACCGCCATCAATATATAATAATTCATTATTAGGTTCTACCTTAATAGACATATTACTATCACTACTATTACCCGATAAAGAAAATATAATAAATTTTTCTGTTAATAAATTAGAAAAAATTGTGTTACCGTAATTTTGTGGATTACTTAAAACATATAAATTTTTTGCATTAGATAAATCAGTTGGTAAAAATAATGCGGTTTCTGTTTCTATGAAAGTAGATAAAGATGAGGCATTATAATGTACGTCAGTAGATATATTCACATTTACAGGTGATTCTATTTCACTTATCACATTTGCCGAAATAGACACTGGATTTTCTATTTTACCTCTTATACTAGCCATTTACCTATAAATACTATTTAATTTTATTCTGTTGTACAATTATGTATTAATTCTTGATTATAAAAATACCCACCTTCTTCCCAGTCAGGATCACCAAGTATTGTTACATTACCCTCATATTCATTTGTATCATAAATTTGAGTTATAAATACCTTATTATAATCACTAATTAAAGTGTTAGAAACTCTAACACATTTATTAACTTTATCTCTTAAAATAGAAATATAATTTCTTTGTCTTTCGTACAGTGTAGTTCCTGGTATAAAATTAACCAAATTATTTTCTGCCTGTACTAAAGTTTCTGTAAGTCCACTACAACTCATAAAATTACTATAATAATTTTGTTGTTGTAATAAATATTGGGTTTCCTCATTACTTAAATTAGTAAGTAAATTACTTAATTGTGTTTCTAAATTAGTAAGGTTACCAGTCAATAATTGTATTTGTGCCGTCACCACATCAATCTGAGATTGTAGGTTAGGTGTATCTAAATCTTGTAAGTTTAACGAACACAATATTTTATTTTGTGCAGCGATATTATCCTTAACTAATTCTATTTGAATGTTTTTTATTTTTATTTGATTTTTAATATTGTTTATCACATCATTAGTAGGGTAAATTGGTATTTGTTCTACTAATGAATAAACGTCTTCCGAACCAATACTAAAATCTGTATACGCACTTAACGTACAACCTGTTGTCGTTTCAATAAAGTTTAAACTATATTTTTTATACTGAAATTTGTTTTGATCGAAAATCGTGTTTCTATATACTTTACCTGAATTATCACAACCTTCCCAAATCGTAGTTGCTGGGACAACTTGTTCTAATAAATTTAACCAATAGTCCCCAATTTTATCCATAAATTCAAACATAGTATTATATGTGAATTTACCTGACAATTCTTTACCACAATTATTGGCGTTTAGATATAGTTCATAGAATAACCTTAGTAATGGATAATCACTAATAGTTTGTCTACTTTTTACATCAATTAGATTTGATTGTACTAATTGGTCAAACATATCTTTTACATTGATTTCTGATGGTTGTACATCTAAATAATCTAATGGGTTAATACAGATATTATATGTATTACCTGTGTAGTATCCGTTAGAACATTCATTTAAAGTTCCACAGTATTCACAATCACCTTCACATACACTACATCCATCAATTGGTTTCCATACACAATATCCGTTGTTACTGTCCCACTGGTAGTTTTTACCCAATCCTAACCCATCTAAACCTTCACCGTTTAAAATACTGTTTAATGTTTTACAACAGTTTTCATCCACAAAAGTGGTTTGATTAAATGTTTGTGCAGTTACACCACTTAAAACTTCAACTAAAGTACCACCAGTATAAGGTGTACTACCACTATAGATATATGTCTCATAAACAGATAAAGTACCATCATAATTTTCAGTTATTAAACCAAATAAATTATCTGTTTGTTGATTGTTATTAATAACCAACGTATCTGTACCACAATTATTATTTTGTATTTCAAAACCTGAAAGACTTGATCCTAAATTTAATAAATCATAGTATGATGCATTTAAGGAATTTGTATAATCTGAGGTTAATGCATAGTATTCATTTTTTAACTCAGTAACTTGATTTACCAAAGTATTTGTAAATGTCGAACAACTAAATGTTAATCCTGTTGTGGATGCGGACAAATCTAATGAATAATCAAATAGTGTTGTAGAACTATATACCTGCCCACTATAAACTACAGTACTAGCAGATGTACAATTTGTAGGACAACTACCACTACAATCTATATTTTTCCAAAAATTAAATACGTCACATTCTATAGCCTTCGCAGGATCTATACTAAATGTGGTGTTTTTAACATTAATAATTAAATCTGAATGATTAACGTCATAATTCGTATATCTATATTCTAAGTCAGTCCACAATCTTTCTTCAGGTGTACCTAATTTTACTACCTGATAATTACTTGTTGATGCCGTATTACAAGGTCCATCAGGATATATAGTTTCTGTAATTATTCCCTGATCAGTGTAAACCCAAGATTTTTTATTGTCAATAACACAACTCAATTGTGGAATTAAACAATTATTCAATGAAACTAATCGTTCTGTTTTACAATCAGAAACATTAATTATAATGTTATCAATTAATAAACATACTGAACAGTTATAGTTTTCTATCTCAACTGAAAAGAAAAATTCTTTTTCGGGATATAATCTCCTTAAATCATCACACACACATTCTGGTATAGTGAAATTAAAGGTATTCCAATTAGGTTGGAATAAGTTTGAGTTATATGGTGTGTTTGAGTTAGATAATTCTGTGAAAACAGAATCCTCTATTAAGGCAATATCTTGTTCAGAACCTTCCAATATAATACCACTATATCCAACTGAAGGGTTAAATACCCAAAATGGGTTAACTGACTGTGTATACGGTAAATAAGTTAAATTAGAGTCAACTTGACTAGTATAAACTAAATTATTATTATCCACAAACAATTTAAAATTAAGTTTTAAATCATCAATTAATGTTAAATAACTTTCAGTACTATTAATATAGTCGTTATATTGTGTTAGTATTTCAGAATACCATTCATCATAAACAGACTCTGTAATATTTTCTATCTCTATTAATTTTGTTTGTAGTGTTTCTAATGTATTATTTAGATAATTAAATAATTCTTGACTACAACAAGGGTTAGGTAATGTTGGATCACATGGACTAGGTATTTCTGCCTGTGCTTCCGCTATAACATCTACAATTTCATCTATAGTAATTGTAGTTTTTAAGGTTGAATTATCGTTTTGTACGATATCATATGTTATATCTTCCTTTTGTTTTTCTAATGCACTAACCTGTGTTTTATTTTTTTGTAGTTCAATATTTAACGTAACCTTTTGACTATCATTTAATACAATTTGACCTTCAGCATTAGTAATCGATTTAGGTGTAACACCTAATATTATTGCAGTTTTATTAATGGTATTAATATAATCATTATTATCTAAAGTAGATTTTTGAGTTGTTTCATCACCAATTACTAAATAATTTTTAGATAATGTGTTGATGTTCTCTTTTACTACATTAATATCTTTTACTAAAGTATTTTCTACTTCTTTTTGGTTTTCAAATTTTGCAACAACTAATTGTTCTTCTAAATAATTATTTTGTTGACAATTATATAATAAATTTGAGTAGACTGTTTTTTCAGAACTTAATCTAGCATTTTCAGTTTTAACACAATTATTATATAATTCTCTATCTCTTGTATTAATTGTTTTAGTATTACCATAAACTTGTGCTTTACAATAAGATTCAACGTCAAAGGTATTTATTTCATTAATCTTATCTTCATAAATTTTACAATCTAATGGTAATGTAGCATTAGATAATGCCTTATTAATTACCTCAATTTGACTATTTTTTTCTGTAATCTGAGAATCAATTAATGTCTCAGTAATTTTTAACTTATTATTTTCAGTAGTTAATATATCTACTTGAGTTTCTTTACTTGAGATTAATGTATTCTTTTGTTTTTCAGAATTTATAATTTCATTAGATAACACAGACTTAGTTGGTTGATTTTCGGGTACCTCCTCTAAATTACAGTTAAATTCGTATTGTGATATTACCCCAATAATTCCTTCTATAGTATTCTTATAATCCATATATAGATTAGTCCAAAGTCCATATTCTAATGGTATTTCTAACATACAAATATTTGTAGTAGTTATATATTCATTAAAGTCTATAAAACATCCTGGTTGAACTATGTTTAAAGTGAAACAATCACCTATTGATATGTCTACCTCTTTTTTAATGTTATTTAAATCTGTACCATATGTAATCAATTCACTATAATCAAAATCAAATGAACCTAATAACTCACTATTTGGTGTTGTAACTATTTCTTCATATGTATCAGAAATATTTTTAACCCAATTAGCATTAACTGAATACGAATCCTTCAATGATGCGATGTTTCCACCTACCGCATTACAACATTCAACAATTGGTTCGTTTTGTTGTGTGTTTTGCCATATAACATATTCTTCAGTTACATCCTCACTATCATTAAAGTTATTTTCTAAAATAGAACTTTCTTCCGAACTGTTAGTAAAAGAAACAAAGTTCATACATAATAAACTATTTAATGAATTATCATGAATAATTGCTGGATAACAATCTATTCTTGTTACACACTCTTTTAAATTTTCTGTCTGATATTTTACCATATAGTCAAAAGAAAAGTCTACTTTACAAGAACAATCTGTAACTTCAGGTAATTTAAATCCTGACCAAGCCTCACTCGCAAATACAATTGATACGTTATCTAAACTACCACACCCTATATGATTTGGATCAACAACCGCATTACTTATTGAGTTAGGGTTTTCTACATATAGATTACCATTATCAACATACGGTATTAAATTATTTGTTGTTGTATCAATATAAAAAGAACCATATGTATACTGAGTAAACAGTTCTCCAACTGACTGATACAATTCTGCCAATTGTCCTGTTGCGTTCCAATCTAAAATGAAATCATTATAATATTCGATAGGAGTAAAACTTACTCTACCATATTCGTCTATTACGTGAACAACCCAATTTGCTGGATTCATAAAATCAGGATCTTCAAACAAAGAATTTAAAATAACTTCAAAACAATCAATACAATCTTCACCAACACCTTTAACTATTATAGCCTCTTCTAAACAATCATCATATATTGTTGTCGAATAATATTGTGGTACTTCACCGATTGGGTTTTGTAATTCTACATAACCAATAGATGTATCAAATAACGATGGTGGTATAACATACGTTGTTCCACCAGTTACAGTTGATAATTGATTACTATATGTCTCAATTTGTGTCTGTATTGTTGATTTTTCTATTTCAGTATTTAATGACTTATATGTTGTACCACCTATTGGTGTCTCTACAGTTTCTTTACCACTACCAGTCATACCTATAGGGTTTACATTAGGAACTGTAACACCACCTAAACCAATAACTGGTGAAGAAGGTAACGCAGGTACTGACGTGTTAGTAGTATTACCAACTGTCCCATTTGTTCCTGAAGTAGATGAGGTACCATTTAGTTCCCCCTCTAATCCCCCAATGTAATTTTGAATATCGTTTGTATTCGATGTTGGTGTAGTTAATGAACTACCTGAAATACATACAATATAACTTATATCATCTTCTTCAATAATTTGAAAATTGTATCCGTACCACGCACAACATTCAGGACTACTAATTATTGTTGTTAATTCACAATCAACTTCAACAAACCACTTAAAGAAATTAGACGGTAGACTGTTTGGGTTCAATCCGTTTAAATAAGTCTGTGGTGGAATTGTAGAGGTGTTTGATGATGGGGATGTCGAAAACTGTGTTACACCATTAGGTGTTAACTGATAACATTTATTATTAAATGAATATATGTTATTTGGCATAGTATTATTAGTCAATTCAAACACTATAATACCATTAGGTAAAGTATCAACTGGCTCACCAACACAAGGTGCAGTTTTAGAACAGTATTCAACTATTCTACATTCTTCATTAGTATATGTAACATATTGTCCACCTTCAGAAATACAACAACTAGCAAATTCATTAAATGAAACCTTAGTACCACCAGAATTAACAAAGTATATATAAGGGTCACAAGTCACCGCACTTAAGGATGAACAATCTATTTGGAAATTATCCTGTGGTATCTCATCAACACATATTTGTAATGTTTGATTAATGTCACAATTTTCAGAAGAAACTTCTAAAAGTGCATTGTTTTGTGCCACCATATAGTTATTTTGTATTACATACCATTCTGGTGAATACGCCAAATAACTATTTTGTTGTATTTGTTGTTGGAAATTTAAATATGCTTCTTCAGCCGCCTCAAATTGTTGTTGGAATGTTGTCTTACCATCATTCTGTAGTGGCGTTTCAATAATACTATAATTAACGTTTACACAATCCTCTATGAATTGGTATGTATTAATTGCGGGATTAAATGTTAATTGTGTTGTAAAAAATTCACTCGTCCCTGAAGGTACGCTATTAAATAATCCATGATTATAATTTAAAAAGTAATTTTCACCTAAAGTTGTTGCCGTAACAGTAACTGTGGGTTCTGAATTAAAGTTAGGGATAAAACACCTACTAAAATATTGTAGATATTCACTACCACCATCATATGCACCAACGTGTGGGTTGTTACCCTCTAAATTAGTTACTACATTAGAACCGTAAGTCTCCCTATACCAACCTCCCGCTTTTTGGAAATACATTTCGGTATAATCATTCTCCACTAACTCACCCGTATTAGGATCAATAAAATTTGTAATTACTATATCACCATTTATTGGTGGTAGTGGGTACCCATTTTCATCGTATGGGATATTTTGGAAGTTTACTTCTCCTGTATATATGTATAATAATCTTTTTATTTCCTCTACATCTAAAGGTTTGTCTAATATTACAATGTATTCATTGAAATTAACTAAGGATTCAGGTGCACCAATAAATCTGAATAAGAACTCAACTGCCTTCCTACTACCCTTACTTTTCCACAACCAAGCAATGTTCAATATTAATCTTCTGTAAAGTTCAATATCAATCTCACTTTGAGTCATATTAGTTGATGTACCGCTAAACTCTCCACCACCGTTACTAGGTAAAAATAATTTACTAAATGTATTATCCGTAACAAAAGTTATAGGGTCTAAACCTAACATATAAGCCAAATCTTTGACTAATACATCTGGTACGTTGTTTTTCTTATCGTATGTAACAACGTGTGCGAATTTTATACCATTAATATATTTTTTAATGAAATCAAATTCTACTCCATATATTCTTAATAGTTTAGATGCTTTCTCACCATTTAATACATAATCATTACCATCCCCTCTAGGTATGGTATCAAAACTACTTATTGCTTCCGTAGTATATTTTCTTATAATGATATCCGTTCTAGAATTATCTAAATCCTCACCCAATTGATTCATCTTATCTAAAAAGGCAATATAATAACTATCAAAAAAGTTTAGGTTATAACCGTCTTCTAATAAAGGGAAATTAAATATCTTTTTAGATGTGAGTAATACACCATTATCTGTATATTTCGTACTATAGAATTGTGATGTATATTTTGGATAAATATTTCTATCTAATAAGTTTAATTGTAAGTCATTTAATCCCGTAAAGAATTTCTCAATCTCCGATTCGTTTGGTTTTATGAAATACGGTATTGACGAATCTATTGGTGTCGTTAAGAATGATATTTGTGGTAAAATTAAACCAGTTAATTCTGGAAAAGGATTTCCCTCAACAACTAATTCTACCTCAGAGTTAGTTTTTTGTGTTGCAGGTGCGATACTTTTTATTTTTTTCGAAATACCGTTATGTTCAATTGTATATGAACCATATTTTAACGTAAAATTTCTTAAAGGATTTTCTGTTTGTTCTGTAGGTGTAAATTGTGCATCTACAGTATATTTTATATTGTATGGGTTAACAAAGAAATTACTATTTACCTTAAATGTTGATTCGTCCGCAGATAAATTATACACATAATTAGTAATATTATTACCTGTAACACTACCAACTTTATTATCCACATAAATTGCTGCAGGATAATTATTTTGTATGTCTATTAGGGAAGCCCTAATCAATTCTTTTGCAGAACCATACCAAACATAACTTAATGGATTTGTAATATCTAAATTAAGTTTTGTTTTTAAATTTTTTTGTATCTCTAATTGAGGTGTGTCCGCATCTACAATATCGTCTAAGGTAAAAAATTTAGATTTTGTACCCTGAGTAAATAAAACATTTGGTTTGGGATCTAAATTTACTGATATTGAAAAATTACCATTAGTAAATAACGTAGTCCCTCCCTCACTAGTAAGTTGGAACCCTACTAAGTCAGGACTAAAATTCCTATACTCAATGTTGTCATTGAAAAATATTCTTTTAGCGTATCCCGCAATTTTTATTCTCTTATTGTTAGCCATTTACGTTTTAAAAATTAGTTATATCATCAAAATCTTTTGTTGGGTCGATAGTAAATTTCTGTTCCCTAACTTCATACAACGGTTTACCAGTAAACTGATCTTTAACTTCATATAAGTTATATTGTCTGTAAATCTGATTACCAAAATTGTATATAGTATAAATACCATCTTCCAAAGATTTTGTTTGGTTAGAGAATAGTGCATATGCCAATGTTTCTTCATCGAATTCCACCATTTCTATTTCCAACATAACTGGATTAAAAAACGTATTTGTTATAATTACATCCTGAAGAGGATTACCTATAAAAGGTATTGCGTTTGGTTTAACTGATGGTGCCGAAGAAGGGGATACAGTACAAAATACACTAGTCGAATTATCATTAAATGTGTATGCCTGTGACGCATTTGAATTACCTTGATTTTGTGAAATAGGTAATGCCCTATTATTAGACGTTACAATCCTAAATAAATTTTGGATTTTATCTTGTCCAGTACCAGTCTGTTCTTTTATATATTCTATTCTATAACCAACAAGATTACCATTCTCAAATCTATTTTGTAATTCAAGTGGTATTTGATTGATATCGAAAACGATTCCTTTCACATCTTGATTATCCACCAAAACTGCACAATCTTGTATCGTAGTTCTAATTTGTTTAGGTCTTATTACAATACTATAAAATCCTTTAGAACCAAATACTGATGTAGGTAATTTTAATGTATATAATCCACCAAAAATTTCATTTACATTGTTTGGGTTGTTTGCAGGAATCAATACCTCTGCAGGGTCTAACGATTGTAATTCTACTGTTGTTAATGATTCCCTATTGGGTGTGTAACTGTAAAATATCTCAACGTCATCAATTGATACATCTGCTGGTCTTATAGTTCCGTAATTTCCTGTAGCCATAACTTTATTTTTATATTCTTATAAATCCACCTCTATTTGTGTCGATGTCATTACTTGTTTTTATTTCTGATAATATTCCGTGTCTTTCAAATATATCTTCTATACCTCTATTTATAAATACTGCACTATCAACTTCTGGTTTAAAAACTACACCTAAATATTCTTCTTTTTTTAATGAAGCATTTAATGACGTATTATATTGATTCCACCCACCATTTTTAGAAACGAATTTAGTAGTATTATAACTTAAAGATTTACCATATTCATCAACAGTTTTGGTGAATTGGTTTTTAAATGTAGTAAACTCTACACCTGTACTCTGTACATTACTATTGTTTGATCCAATTTTATAAACTGTCTCAAAATTACTTTCATAAATTACACCATTAAAGTTATCTTTAGGGTTATTAGAAACATTTAAATTAGGTACATATATATCATTACCTTGTGAATCTTTTCTATAAGATTTAACTTGTTTTAATAATGAATCATCCGTATAACCACTAACCGTAACACTATTTGTATAATAAAAACTAACAGGTGCACCAGCCAAACGACCATAAGTAAACGAGTTAAAATTATTAGGTTTGATTGTTAATTGACTACTTTTAGGGACAAATGGTTCATCAGTAAAAATACCCATATCATCTATATCCTGTGTTAAAAATAAAGTCACATCTATAGTATTAACTATTTTCTGACCTAAAGGAGTTAATATAAAATTACCTTCAGAATCTATCTTATAATCAGGTATTTTACCATAATAATACTTAGGATTACTTTCATCTATGACAGTTTTACCTTCCGAATTTTTAATCAAAACACTTTTAGGTATATTTCTTACCGTATGGTATTCTAAATTTATCTTTTTTCTAATGTATTCCATAACTATTTATAAATATATTAAAGTATAGTTTGCCAAAATGTTAGTGTAGGTATACCGTTACTTGATGGATTTAAATTAACTCCTGGTGGTATTAATTGTTGTCTATAGTTTGGTGTGAATTTATATTTATAAATACCATTATCATTTTTTAATATCACCTTTAAATATGTGATACCATTTTCACCCTCTAAATTTGTTAAAGTAATATTGTTTGGGTTGAAATCTTTAGATGCTGCCATTTCATATATTTTACCATTTCCCGCATTATTGAATTGTGCAACTGCATACATTTCATATTCTTGATTTGGTGCATTATCTACTAAGTCCTTAAACCAATATATGTGGAACCCCTCATGAACCTCATTAGGTTGTAATACAGGATCACCAATTGTAAATGTAATAGGACAATTATCTAAAGGAAGTACAAACCCGAATTGATTTTCTTGATCTTTACCTACCTGTGTATATATGTCTGAAAAAGATAATAATTGATTTTTACCACTATATGGATTATCATAAAGTGATAATCTAATAAAACTATTAATAAATCTTTCAGTTCTACAGAATATATCGTCAAAAATAAACCCAATATCTTTGTAAAGTCCTGGTTCCGCACTAGTACCCCTATGTGAGGGATTACCTATTAGTATACTACTTGGAGTATAAAAATTTAAATTTATTTTAAATTTATCTATAATATTCCAATTATTATCACAAGGTTTAAAAATAACTTTTTTATAATCAACTATTGGATTAATAGACTTTTCAATTTCGTCTTTTACAAACTTATCCTCAATTAATTCTGCATTATCAACAGGGAAAAAATTAGTTCCCAATGATATGTCTATGGTACTACCAGTACCCAAACTTCCAATTAATATTTTTCTTCTATCAACAAACATCGTCTATTTCTTTTTGTTTTAAGAATGATAAGTCTAAACATCCACCAGCAACATCTCTTTTACCTAATTCATATTCACCAATATAACTAGCCAATGTTACTTCAATATTTAAATTTGCCAAACCATTGTAATTTAAAATGTCTAATGTGTTTGCAGAACCGACATCTAAAGTAAATATAACTTTAGTCCAATTATTACCGTTAAATTGATAGTACCCTACCCCAACACCATTTATGGTATCTGGGTTTGTATTAAAAACGATTAATCCCGATTGTGGGTTTGGTACTGTAGTAATGTCATTAATATTAACCAACGATGTTGCAGGTATGTCAATACTATAATTTAAGAAGGTAGGATCATTAAGTAATTTTATAAATTTATCCTGTTGTAAATTGTTAACATCTGACGCACCTAATACTATATCCTCTGAAATTAATGAAAATTCACAAGGTGGATCCTGTCTTTGGAAATAAAATCTTTTATCTAAATAAACATAATGTGCACCACTCTCAAAAGGATAATCAACTCCCGCACCTGAATTATCAAATTCACCAATTTCTAATATATCCCTCCATTTAAAAACATTAGGTGCGATTTCGGTTGCATAATCAGGTATCTGAAAAGACTTTCTCAATTCATCTATTTCGTTTGGGTTTGTGATATTATATTTGTCTATAACTAATTGTAAGTTAACTGCTGGATTAATATAATTAGAAAATTCTCTTATTTTTACCAAATTAAAAGGTGTATAGATATACCCTTCTTTTTTATTACCTTTATTAGTATCTATTGAGTTTAAAAATTCTCTATAAACTGTATTAACTCTATGATATAAATTTTCTAATCTTCTTTCCAATAATTCACTTTCATTATATTCTACAATGTCACCATCAAAAATATCATCACTTTCGTCTATATTTTCATAATATGTAGAACCAACGTAATTTGTATCTCCATATGATCTTATATTATAATTAACACTTGCGTCATTTTCTAAATCATAACCTGCAGAAATTTTAGTCCAAAATCTTACGTTATATGGTGGTGGTAATGGTTGTTGTTGTATTAACCAATACTGAGTATTAATTGATGATGGATTAGAGTCATTATCATTTTTTATTATTGATAGGTATAGTTCCGTTATTGGTCTACCTAAATTATCAACTAATGTACTAACGTCAATATCATTTTTAAAATTAAATGCAACTACCTCATCATTAAAATATGTTACACCATACGCTGCAGGATATAAATCATAATCTTTATAATCTGAACTTGTTAATGATTTAAATTGTCTCACATAATAACTAGATAATTTACCATTAACACTTCTTTTTATTGTAGATACACCCAAACTAAAATTAATGTCTAAAGGATTAACATCTATTATAAATGTCCTTAATTTATTATCATTAACTTGATTACCTAATTTAAATACTCTATATATCTGTGTATTTAAATTAAGTGTATTGTTTGGTGTATTGTCAACGAAATTATATAACTTAATCCTATCACCAACATTTAAACCGTGATTCATCGGTGTTCTGAAACCAACATATTGTCTCCCATTTAATTCTATAGTAAACTTATCAATGACTGGGATACCGTCTTTAAGTGATTTGTTTGAGTTGTTTTTAACTAAAGTTATATCTTTAGTACTAAATGGATAAACTATCTTTAATAAGTAATTTGAAGATCCGTCACTATCTAACATTTTTAACCTATCATATCCAGGATCGAATGGAAAAAATTCACATAACGCACTTTTATTATCATTAAATTGTATTTCATTCGTATTTGGTTCATCGTTATATGAACCTACCCACCCATCTTTTTCAAAAATAGAACTACTCATTATTGTTTTAGCAGCAACTTGTGGTACTGGACTTACATTCGGTAGTGGTTTAGGTTGTTTTAAGTATATTTTTATATTTTCATTAAATAATACATTTGTAACAACTGGTTTGACTACACCATAAAAACGATAAATTGTACTATCTTTTCTCTCTTTCTCAAACTGTTCAAATTGACTAACAGTCGTATCGATATCGTTTAATGGTATAGGTTTATTAGTATTGTTTAAACCGAATTGAATTTGTGTGTTTACGTTAACATTATTAGGTAACTTAACACTATTCAATAATATTTTATTATTAATATCCATTAGTTAGACGAATTATTAGATACCCCCTGTGTCGTTAATACAACATTTGGGTTATTTGGTGGTGTAATTGGTGTCCCAACTTGAGTTGTTTGTATTAATGTCTCACCCAAACACGTTTTATAAACAGTAAATGGATTATCTCCAACATTATTTATATTAGGTGAATTATTAATATTTTCATTAACAGTATCATTTGATGCATTAAGACCCTCTAATGTAACTTCATCTATTAAATCACCGAAGAATTGAGATACAGTTCTATGTAATGCAGTTTTACCTGGTACTAAACCAAAATAAAGGAAATACGGTGTTTGGGTTCTGTTAAATTTAATACCATTTACTAAATTACTTCCATTATTTGGGTCATCTTCCAAAGTCACCACACCAGTTGTTGGATCTGTTACTAATTGGTTAATTTCGTCAACCCCATCTAATTGTGACGTTTGATTAAAATTAATTGTTTGGTTACCATTAGGATAATTAATGAAGGATGATGTTTGTCCTGGTGCCAATCCATAGAAGTAATCACCACTACCATTAGTTTTTTTATAACCGCAGGCATCACCAGGAATAAATGTATCTCCGTCATTATATTCTGAAAGAATTTGTTCACCATCTAAATTATAATATAAATTATACCCCTCACTCAATGCAATTTCAGGATATGTATTATATAAGTTATCAAACTCCAATGAACCTGGTCTTTGGTGGTGGAACGTTAAATTAGATGATTTATAACCATTAAATCTTTTACAAAAATAACTTCTTACATCTTCATCATGATCAAACCTTAAGAAACAGTTACCTATCTCTATACCTATATCGTTTTTATCTATGATATCCACACCTATTTGTGAATGATTTACACTCGCTGACGTATTCAAACAAACTGTTTTAAAACAAGAGAACTCCGCATAAGCCCTAAGATTTAACGATATATTTTTCTTATCGTCAAACTTAAGAATATTTCTAGTAACATTATTACCCGATATTTGTGGTGTACCTAATTTATATTTAACATCCTCATAACTAACATTAAATGTAGTCGGTGGTATGACATCCATAATAAATGGTACATCGTCAATATCACAATATGTACTACTACCTAATTCCATAATAGTTGTAGGTAACATTAGGTTTGCTTTATATTCACTATTATTATATTTTACATCACCTTTAGGTATGTAAGGTGTATAATATATATTACCATCAGCCCAACTAATTAACCCGTGTTTAATTAATTTACTATAGTTATTATATTCCGTTTCGTTATATATACAAGGTGCCACACCATTGGTGTTACAGTCTGGTGCACATGTGTAAGATGGACATCCCGAAGATGGTACTGTTGGACTTCCAGGTTCTTCTTCATCTGGTTGCTCTATCGGACCAAAACCATCTTCCGCCTCTTCTGCAGTTGGTACATAATTACTTGACTCTACACAATCTAATGATGTTTTAAAGTATTCTTTTCTCTCCATCATTCTTGTATCGTCACATATATTCCTATGGTGTCCATGTCCACCTATGTTTGTCCAAGTTGAGTTGCCTGCAGCATCTTCTGTTTCTACATACTCAGGTTTACCGTGTTCACTTTGTATTGTTCTATTTTTAATTTCATACTGAACCCCAAATGTATTAAATGTATTTTGGAATGATGAAAAACTATTAAATTTAATTTTACACGCTTCAAAATTACTATTTTTACCATTAAATTCTAATTCTTTTACTGCAACATTAAGGTTTGGCGTCTGTAAATCATTATCTTCTGTACCATACCAATCAGTAACCCTTCTCCATCTTACCTTAGCAGTACAATCGTTAACAACTATTAAAGGTGTAGAACCTAAAGTTGTGGGTATTTTTATTCTCCATTGTTCAAATGTAGGATTACCTTGAAAGTTTGTAGTAAATGATCCTAAAACTGGTCCTCTTTCTTTACAATCAAAATCGCAAAATTTATCTTTTTTAATCTGACCAAATTTTCTTTTTCTCTTTTTTAGTTTATATTTTCTCTTAACCAAAGGGAAATATAGTGTACCACCAACCCAATCATTATAAAAGTCAAATTTTAACATTCTAAGAAAAACAGCAACAGGTTCCATTACACATGAAACCCAATCCTTTATTCCTGGTGTCTGTATACCACCACAATTACTACAACTAAATGGTTGTACATATTGTGAATTACATCCCGAATCATCACCAAAAGGAGTTTTTATTAATGTTAATTTATATTCTTTCCCTTCATCCGCACACTTTAATGATATTAATGGTACTTTAACACAACATTTAGAACAACAACCAAAATTATTACCACAACTTGACTCATTAGTTGGGCAACCATATGTTGGATCACTACAACAACTGTGTTGGGTTCCACCACATATGTCTTTACATTTCTTACATAATAAACCACTGAATATACACTTATATTTTAAAGATATACAATTGCCTAAAATTTTAATACCACCATCTGGACAAGCCTGTGATAAATTACATTCGTCACAGTCCAATCCTTGATACCAATAAGTTCCTTGCCCAACCCTCATTCTTCTACATCCAGCACCTGGAGAAGTTGCACAAGATCCATAATTATACCACCAATCCTCTACACCTGTTCCTGTTGCACTATTTTGGACTGGTCCTGGTCCTGGGTTACCGATATTATTAGTATTTGTAATAACACTTGGTACACCATTACCATTCTGAGGCATATCAGAAAAATTAATTGTCGCACAACTACCAGATTCTTCATCGTTAGGTGGATTCACTCTACCATTAACATCGATACAACTTGACCATGGGTTATCACCACTACCAATAGGGGTTCCATTATTACCTGCTCTGATTGACCCACAACCAGCAAATGATGCTGGATACCCATCATTTCCCGTTTCTTTCCAACATCCAGCTCCATCATCATATGATTGTGATTGAACGTAGAATCTCGCCCTACTACCTTTGTTAGATACTAAACAAATACCTACAGGTAACTTAATATTACATATTGCAGTTACTAAACCATTGATAATATTTATGATACCATTTATAAATCCTACTACGTGTCCAAATATTGATAATATGAGACATATTATACTATAAAGTGGATTAAAATTAGTATCTAACCTATTTGTGGGGAATTTGTTAACACCCTCACCATTTAAAATATCTTTAATACCTATAAACCCTCTAGCCTCATCACCAAATTTACCACCTATTTTTTGTAATCTTCCAATATATTGTTTAACAGTATATACTTTTTTCCATCTAAATGGATAAAATTCCTCTAAGTAGTTGTATTGATTGGTTAAATCGTTTGCATATGGAGTATTATCAGTTATTGTTGATAATTGTTGGTTTATTTTAAAATCACTACTATTTTTTAATTCATTAGTACCATATTCCCTAAAATTAAAATTGTTGTTAGTATTAGGTACTAAATATTTTGCCCTCTCTCTTAATCTTTTATCGTTAGATGTTGCATCCATAGATATTCTAAACCTATAATCACCTTCAGTCGCAACACCCTTTATACCATCAGGTGAGGGAATTAAGTTTCCAAACTCATCTGTCACTACCTTTCTAATATTCATAGGTACTAATACTGACCAATTACCATTATCGTCAATAGAATTATCCTTAAAGGTAAAATTTTCTATATTCCCATCTACTGTTCTTCTGATTGACTCTATTTTACCAGAACCAGTTATTACCTCATTTAATTTACCCATCTCGCGGGCTGGTTTACAGTTCTTATTTAATGAATCTTTTTCATCATCAGTAAAAATACTACCCGTAAAAATTGCGGTAGGTACTAATTCTAAACTATCTATAGAAATATCTAATCTGTTTATACCTAAACCACTACCAACATTTAAACTATCACACCAATAAGGTTCAACTCTAATTGGTATATTTTCAGAAAATATTTGCGGTAAACTATCTAAGTTATTTGAAGATTTGAATTTAAATCTATCTTTAAATAAGTTATCACTATAACCCTGATCAATTAATTCAAAAGGTCGTACAGATAAAAATCCAATATCACTAACATCCATATCATAATGGAGGAAGTGATCCCCTACAGGTACTCCAAATAATATATAATCACCCGCAGAATTAGTAGTTGTCGTATACTTATAATATTTTTCGTAAATTTCTAGTGTAGTACTATCATCTAATATCTGTCTTTTCTTAGGAAAAGTACCTACAGGTGTATGATCTAGTTTTTGTTGGTAACTAGGTAAAACGTTATACCTTATCCCATTCCTATTTTTTTGATCAGGAAATGGTTCACTATATGGATATATTGCAGACTTTACTGGATCATTTAAATCCGCTTCATCTACAGGTACAAAAACTGAAACTCTTACGTTTGGTACACCGAATCCATTATTTATAATTACTCTTCCTGCAATTACACCATATTCCGCACAGTAACTTTGATATTCGTCTTTTTGTGAAATTTTTAAACTTAATATTTCTAAATGATCATAGTTTTGAGTTAAGTCAACATTAACTTTTAAATATCCATTATCTTCGCCTGGTGTTGTCCTAATTCTATATGATTTAGACATATATTAATCATTGTTTTTTTTATTGTTATCGAAAATTTCAATATCATCAATATTTTTTCCTACATAACTAGTAGTATCCTTAAATTGATTCTCTCTTTTTCTAATCTCTCTTTTATATTTAAATTCCGCATATTTCGTAAATATACCCATAAATAAATTCTTAAACTTTTTAGTAACATTAGGTAATGATTTAGGAAAAAAGAACGAAATAAAAATCTGCCCAACTAAGACTAAAATAATAAGAGGTATTGCTATAATAATAACAAAAAATGCAATCACTCTAAATAAAAATGTACTACCCGCTAAATCTGAAGGTATTAAATTTAAAGTTTGATTTTCATTATTATCATTTTGTGTTTCTGTTTGATTACATGTATTACATCCCATAACTTATATTTTTTTAATAAAACTAACTCAATTTTCTAGAAAGTAAGTATTATGATGTAGAAATTGTCACTTTTATGTCTTTATTAGGGTATTTAATTTCAAACATACCATTAGGTTGTCCGAATAAAGTATATTTACCTAATAAGTCTACCTGTCTAGTAGTCTCATCAATATAAGGTTGGGCAATTTCATTTAACGAATATTTACCGTTTTCATTAACTTTATTAAATACTCTTAAATCTGTGACATTTAATACACCACCAACATTATTTATATTTTCAATAAGTTGTGAAACATATATATTGTCACCCATATCCCATTTATTTATATCAAAATAATCTGTGATACTACTAATGACACCTGAAATGATATCACCTTTAGGTATTGATTTTTCTGCAAAAATATCTACCTCAAAACCTAAATTAATGACTCTACCATTTTTAACTGTTACATAGTCATTAATCATTCTATAATCCGCCAAATACTCTGCGATATTCTGTTTTAATGTGGACGTAGCCTCAGTAGTTAATTTAGAGTTTGAGTCTAATGCCAAAATTGATACGTTAATTTTATTTCTCTCCTCCCATACACCAGTTCTAAATGGTACACCAAATTTACCTGGCATTAATGGTATTCTCGATTGATAATCTTTGATAGTGACACATCTGTCTTGTGCGGAAAAATTATATCTAACTAAGTTTCTTACTTCATCAATAGATGGTTCTTCTTTCCCACCCAATGCAGGTATCGGATTGTTAACCGATATACTATTTCTTATAATTCTATTTATATCTGATGAGTCACCATTAATTACTACATTTATGGTACCCAAAGTATTAATGATATTTACACCAATGTTACTATCTTCTCCACCACCTATTCTATATCTAACATAGATAGTGTTATCCGTAGGTGGTATTTGACCCAAAGATAAGTTATTAACTGTTTTACCAATTCTTTCTATTTGTCCTCTACATCCAACGAAATCGTTTAATTCTGACACATCGGCATCACCTGCACCAAATATAATTTTACAGAAACCATTATCTGTATATTCTTTAATAAATCTACGAGGTGCGTTTAACCATTTACCTACTGCGATACCCTCTCTATCTGATATCGTATTGTCATCAACAACATAAACTTCCGCCTGTGCCAATGCAGGTACCTCATACCAACTTATATCGAAATCGCTGAACTCTTCCTCTGTTGGTTGGTTAACTAAATTGGTACCTTCTTTTGTTATAATATTTTCTATTGATAGTACGTTGTCTTCAGGTAAAATAATTTCAAAAAATGGTCGGTAATCACTTCTACTTAATGTTCTTTTATAAGTTTTTGTGATACCGTTTAACATTATTTCTCTTTTAGTAAGAGTGTAATTTTGAATTATCCCACTTCCATCTATGTTTGGCACTACTAATCTATTTGGTATTCCTCCAGTTGTAAAAGGGGATGAAAAATCACAATCTTCCATCATTTCGAATACTTTACCCGCACCTGTGGCTTGTGAACCTTTTAAAATTTTAGGTGCATAACTAATATCAAATGTATCACCTTTAACTGGAATGTTAGTTACTGTCCAGTCAACTATTGTTATACTCGGTCTTTTTCCTGGTATATTTAATCCAAAAGTTCTAGCCAACTCTAAAAGTGATGATCTTTCCTGTGCGTAACTGATTTGTGTCTCATTAAACATTCTATCAGTATGGAATGATAACATATCACCAACCGCAGCGTTTAATTCCAATAACATCATACCTACAGATGCATCATTAAAATCTGAGAATATTTCTGGATAATATTTTTGTATGAACTCTATTAACTGTTGTCTAACATCTGAGAAGTTCCTAGCATTGTAATCTATTTTTTTAGCCATATTTAAAATGTTAATGTAATTGTATCTGTACTTGTGAAAGTCCCTTCAGTAACTGTATAGGTTAATTCCACAATAATTAATTCTTCGATGGTATCATTTCTAAACGATATATCGTTAATCAATAAATTAGGTATAAACCTAATTATTGTTTGATTCAAATTATCCTTAATTTGTTCCTGTGTTATTTCATCATTGGGTTCAAAGATGAATTTTTTAAGGTCACTACCGAATTCTGGTAGATATAACCTTTCACCCTTATTAGTTAACAATAAATGCAATAAGTCCGCCCTAATAGCGTCCTTATCAGTTTTATTCATTTTAAAATAGAAACCATTGTCACTATCTCTAAAAGGGAAATCAATATTTATATATCTAGTCTTAGCCATTCTCTATATAAATATTGTACTATAAATTTTTTGAAAAGAAATGGTAAAATATTAAAAATTTTATTTACACTCAACTTTCATATTAAATACTGTTCTATCCAATGGTGAGAATACTAATATGTTAATTGGCATTTCTTTTTGTTCTTTTGTAATAGTAAATGATGAATTTTTTTTCATAATATTATCATATCCCGCACGAACAGATTTATATTTTTCAACATAGACAGGTATATTTTCTAATTTTGTACTATCAATATCTATATTTTTAATTTCATCAGTAACTTTTTTGGCTTGTGTGTCACCACCTTTAAAAATAGAATCAACTTTAAGTTTTCCACCTACAGAACCAATTGCAGCGTTAATACTTTCGATTAATCCTTCTTTTTCTTTGTAATACATTAGTTCACCCACAAAATTTCTAGACATATTATTTATTGAACTTATGTCCTCATCATTTTTTACTTTAATATTATGTAGTTGACTCTTCGACTGTATATACAACATTTTCTTTTTTTCTTCTAAACTTAAGGCAACGTTTTTATATTCCCCATTCCAAACATCACCCATAAATCCACTAAAGAATTCTTGATCACCGTATTTAACATAAAATGCATCAGGTACCACTAATGAATCAAATGAAACTGTTAAAGTATCACCCTCTCCAACAGGAAAAGTACTATTAACTGCCGCTGCTACGAAATTATTAGTTTTAACACCTCTTCCACCTTTAGTTTCCGCGTTATAATTACATTTTAATGGTGGGGGTGGAGTTGCCTTACAGTTACATCCAGGAACAATTCTTATTGGTTTATCTTTAGGACAAACACATTCACCTTTATCATTTTTCACTAAATCACCTGTACACTCACATTCTTTTTTATCTACATTATATACTGTACATTCAGGGCAATTTGGACAACTACAATCATCTAATACAGGTATTTTACCTGCCGCATCACAATAACACTTATCGTTTATTGTAAATGTACCCTCTTTACATTTACAATTACCGTCTTTGTCTTTTTCCATACATTTAGGACAAGGACAACCACAATTTTCATCAGGTGCCTTCTTACCTTCTTTATCACAATAACATTTACCGTCAGAACCTTTAATTAAACCTTCTTTACACTCACATTCACCATCTTCAACCAATCTTTCCATACAATTAGGACATGGTTCTTTATCTTTTTTTCTACATTCACATCCTTCTTTAACATAATTAGGAGGACATTCACATTGTTTTGTTTCTTCGTTATATGTCATACCTTCAGGACACGTACATTTACCACTTTCGTCCTTTGTCATACAAGGATCTGGACATGGTTCTTTTAGTGTATAACATACTTTTGCAGTAACCGCAACTATTTGTCCAGGATTAAGTTTACGTGACGCAATGTCTGTTTTCCAATTCTCATCAACATTGTCTTTAGTATATAAACTACCACCATCTTCGTATACAGGTACTGTTGTTGGATCAATTTTAATTCCATATTTTTTACCTTCCTTATTTAAAGCATCGACAATACCATTATATAAATTAACCGCCCTATTCTTTGCCAATTTTTGGTTGGTGCCTTGATTACCAGGATATTTTGCCAATTTTTTACCAGTGAATGGTTTGAATTCAAATTCTGTACATACACCACCATAATCACGATCAGGTAAGACTGACCAATTTTTACAGTAATCATTAGCAAATTGTGGTTCTACCGCACCACCATAATAATTACTAGCAAATCCTTGAAGAGTGATTTCTCTGATATACATAGTACCACTATCTAAACCTTTTTTATATTCTGGATTAGAATTAATAACATTTCTTACTTCAGTTAAAAAATTATCTACTGCTGCAGATCCTTTCGGTACATTTACCACAAATCTACCAGTGGCTTTTATTTTAAAACATTCATTTTTATCTGGTAATATCGGTTCTCCCTTTTTACCTTCCACTTCACCAGTACCTTTAGAGTCTTCTTTGGTTTTTGATTCTTCTCCTTTGTTTTCGGAAGGTTTTTCCGCAGTATTTTTTGTGGGTTCGTCACCTTCTGGATCAGCACTCGTACTTACTTCAGTAATAGGTGTACCTTTCTCGTACACCATTAAATTTTTTATCCTATCTAATTCTTCAAATAAATTTCTCATACTATTAACCAATTTTTTTGGCAGTTAAAAAAATATATACTATATTTGTTATATAAATACTTAACAACTATGAAAAAAATACTTTTCACCCTTTTATTTTTAAATAGTATTTTATGTTTTTCTCAGAAAAATTTTACTATGGCTGAGTTTAATTTAATCACAGATAATGGTCAAAAATGGAATAATAATATTAAGATTTTCATTTATGGAGACTGTAGTTTTAGTGATTCAGTAACAATTGTAAAGACAATCACTGAGTTCAATTCTATTTTAGAGACAGTTCAAATAGAGTTGGTTGATGATATATCATTATCAAATACTGTAATGTATTTTACAACTGATAATGATTTTATTAAACTTTTCCCTTGGAGTGAGAAGGATGTTAAAAATTCTACAGGTATAACTTATACTAATGTTGCTGGTAAAAAAATTACTAAGGTTAGATTACATATTGATATTACTGAATGTAGAAAATACTCATGTATGCCCATAACTATTAGGCACGAAATGTTCCATATTTTAGGTTTTGGTCATATAGAAAATGAAAAAAATACTATACTTAAAAGTCGTAGTGAAGAGTTTAGTGAAAGGGATAAGGAAATGATTTCTTTATTATATAAAAAATAAAAGTCGGATTTCTCCGACTTTTTTTAGTTCAAGTTTTTTGTACCTTTTAAATGTTTAGGTTCATAGGGGCAGTGTTTACAACCACTACCACAACAACTTCCTCTTCGTTTATGGTATTCTTCAGTCATGACTATCCTTCCTTGATTATCATAATAGAATTCATCTGGTTGTAATTTAGGTCCGAACTCTCTAACATATAATTGTTGTACCCAATCTTTAGATGCGCCTACATTCATAATTACACTATTTCACATGCTCCCCCAGCACAAGCAACTTCGCCAGAAAGGTTAGTATTATCCTGTAGTTCAATAACTTTAGTTAAATCTAAGTTACTTAAAGACTTCATCATTTTTTCATAAGTTTGTTCATCACAATCCTCAAAAGGTGCTTGTTGGTACGTCCCCCCATTATATGGTAATACTGATAATCCATTATAGAATTTTCTGTTTTCCCACATCCATTCACCAGCGTATTCCCACTCATCTTCTTTCAAAGAAATTGTTGCGGATACATTATGACTATTTTGTCCACTTCTATGTCCTGGTTTAATCCACTCTTGAGATACTTTTTTTACTCTTTCTAATAAATCAAAAGAGGATTCGTATCTTAAAATAGATCCTTCAGGTGATTTTTGTGGTATAGAAATAACTGCAGTATCGTGAGGTCTGAATATTTCATCCTCTATTAATTCAGGATGATTAACAGACAAATAAGTATAAATAGCCTCATTTTTTCCAACTCTAATTCTTCTAACATAATAGTCATTATGCCAAGCGTGAATGCCTGATGAAGTACCTAAAACTAAAGATGATGTACCTGAAGGTTTTACTGTTGTAGTTCTAGCCGCATTATTAATACCAATTAATTTTGCAACTCTTTCGTTTTCTTCTTTTACTGCCTTTGCCGCTAATTTCATATCATAGCCTAAAACTACTCCAGAACCAATACCTGTCATACCGACACCAATCAATGCGTCTTTCTCTGTAGTTCTTTTCCAAACATCTCTTAGGTAATGGAAGTCAGTATAACCAGCCTGTAGTGTACCAATAAATGCGGCACCCTTAACTCTGATTTCAAAATCTTCTTGAGATTCAATATCTGAAGCATTTACCTCACATAAATTACAGAATTGGTATGGTCTCAAACCAATCTCACAACAAGGGTTAGTACCCCAATCTTTATCGTTAGATAAGTAAATTCCTGGTTCACCTGCTCCTGATAATTCAATTCTCTTCCACAAGTCTAAGAAAAATTCTTTTGTAATTTTGTGTCTAAGTAATACTGCTGAGTTATTCGCCCTTCCTCTTTGTGGATTCAATTCCCACCAGTTACCTGATTTACACGAAATCATCTCATTATCATCCGCACTAAATAAACTAATTAATGCTGCTCTTCTAATACCACCAGCCAATACCGCATCTGCAATATGACAAACTATATCGTGAACCTCAATAGATGATAATTTTTCACCATCAGATTTAGCATCTAATACTTTTTTAATATTGTGAATACAATCTTTTAACGGTTGTGGTCCAGGTGCCTTTCCACCTGATGTTACTAATAATGCCCCTTTTTGTCTAATATCTGAAAAATCAAATACTGGCGTCGATGACTTTATACCAAAATAAGATTCCACTAACATCTTAATTGCATCTGCCCATCCTTCAATAGAGTCACTAATTAAGTATCTTCTATTTCTATTAGGGTTTGGTTTTTTAATGTCAGGTAATGCCTCAACATGATGTTTTTGTACTGAGAACCCTACACCTGTACCACCTAAAAGTAAAAACATAGTTTCTGAAAATGCGTCCACATGATCAATAGGTAAATATGCGCAATTATATACTCTGTTAGGTGATATTTCTATAGGTTTACCACCGAACTGTAAACTTCTCATTGATGGTAATATTTTTTTGTCATACACCAATTGATAAACCCCTTCAATTTCATCTTTAATATGAGGGTATTTTTTTTGATGCATTTCTTTATTTCTTGTAACTAACTCTTCCCAAGTCTCTCTTCTATTTTCAGTAGGTAGATATTTTGCATATTTCATATATACCGTAATGTCTGATAGAATTTTGTTTGATAACTCCATTTTTTATTTTATTTTTTTTATTATTTATTAGGGTGTTTGTTTCCATAATGGTTTATTAGATAAACCATTCATTTTATTAATTTATAAATCAGTTATTAGTCATTGGTATATTCCTTTTATTTTGAATTGTACTCGCTATAAAATCGGAATCTTTCCTTTTCTGTCCCTTTTCATGTTGTAAAAGTGTGACATCTGTACTTTCACTAGTATCTATATTTAAAGTACCATTATCAAAAACTATGTCTGTAAAAACAACACCATCTCTACCAAATCTAGATTTAAGAACTGCTAATGTAGCCCTACCTTCTTCTTTCTGATCCAACGTCTTCGCTACGGATAAAATAAAATGCCCTATTTGTCCTTTCTTAATTGATCCACCCATCATATTTGCCTCAACTAAGTCTGCACCAATCGCACTACGATTACCTTGTACTGCAGTCCACCCAGCAATGTCTAATTCAGACAACATTGTTTCAAATTGTCTCATAACATTACCTTCACCACTAAACTCATCTTTAAATTGTTTAGTAGGTTGTACACAATCAATGTAATCTAAAAATACGATATCAGGTTTAATACCAGAAGAAATTAATTTTCTAAGATATTGTTTAATATGAGGTACAGTTGTACCATCACTAGACATTTTCTTTAAAATTAAATTACCTTCTTGATTTTGGAATCTAGGGATGATTTCTTGAACTTCCTCTCTTCTATCACCTAATTCATTTAAATCAATACCAGTGAAACAAGTTAAGTGTTTTCTTTGAATAACTTTAACATTATCCTCAAAAAATATTTGAACTACGTTCTTTCCATCCAAATATGCGGTGTTAGCCATTCTCGTCATAATGGTTGTTTTACCAACACCAAATGCTGCCAATATTACACCTAATTCTCCCTTAGATAATCCACCACCCATAAGATTATCAATTCCTACTAAACCTGTCGGTATAGGGTTTCTAAAATCATCCGATAGCACATCTTCAATAGCGTGAAACATATCAACACCTTCGTCTTTCTCAGTACCAACCGTTATAGCCCGTTTTACTAATTCTTCACACTCTTCATATCTATCAAAATCTCCATTATCTAAAATCTTTTGGATTTTTTGTGTAGCCTTCTTAAGTTCTTGTTGTTTGCAGAACTTAATGGCAACGTCTTGGGTGTGTAAACAGTCTTTATTGTCAGATTCTTTTACTTCTTTAATTAATTCAACTGCCGATTCTCTCGCTATTTCTCTACGGACTTGTGTTTTAATTAGATTAAAGATAGTTTCATAAGAAGGTATTGTTTCATACTTTTCATAGTAATCTTTCAAACTAGCCACAATTAGTCTCATATACTCATTATCAAAATAGTTTGGATCAACTATTGAGATGATGCTTTCTGAAAATTTATGATCTTCAACTAATTGTTTAACTAACTTTATTTGAAAACTATAGCCTAAATAGCCTAAGTTAATACTCTCATTTTTCGCCATTCTTATATCTGATTTTAGTTATTAATAAATATGCCATCTAAGTTATAACCGCAGTAATTTTTTGTATAATTTTTCATACTTAACCCATGTTGCAAATAATCGATGATTCTTGGAATAATTTTTCTTATGTCTACGTCATATCTCACGTTTGGTGGGTAATCGTTACCACTAAAAATTCTTTCACATATAACTCTGTCTTTCACTTTTAATTGTAAAGTAAAGAAGTCTTCGTTTTCATATATGTCAACCTTTTCAGTTTCCTCTGCCGTAGTATAGAAGTTATAATACTTTTCCATATAATCATATGTATTATTTTTAAAATGTTCTTTTATAACATCTACTACACTATCTATAGTTTCTTTTATTTCGTAAGATAATAGAGAGTCTCTATTGAAATTTTTAACATTAAAATTTCTACCTACGATTGGGTTTCCGTTAATCATAAATAAAAATTCATACGGATAACTTTGATAACTTTTTTTCATTTCTTTATTCATAATTTTGACTGTAATAACTTTTTTCTTTCTTTATTATCGATAGGAATGGTTGTAAAAAATTTATATACCCATCTCTACCTCCAGGTATTGCCATCATTAACCCATCTTCTAACATCATTTTTATTACATTTTTTACTTCCCTTCCTTCAGGATCTATTGGGGTGTTAAAAACGTTATCTAATTCTGTTTTAGTTGTTTCTGTTAATAAGGGATTACCTAGATTTATAATTCTTTCATTTATTTCAAAAATCTTATCTTTTTGAGAACCTTTGGTAACTCTATTTAGTATGTTATCAAGTGATTTCAATCTATTTTTTCTTTCATTTTGTATACTTACAATTTTACTAAAAATATATTCTAAAGTCAAAGTTTTTTCCTTAATTTCTGGAAAAAAATTAACTAAAGTTTTTTCACTGATACCTTGTATACCTTTGATATTGTCACTAGTATCACCAGTAATGATTTTTATTAATTTAAGATTTGTTGGGTGGTGATTAAAATATGTTAAATAATTGTCCTGTGTGACAATCCTTTTTAGATTAATTACATATACACCAACCCTTTCACCTATTAGTTGACATAAATCTCTATCATTACTCATTATAACCACTTTCTCATCTTCAGACATATTTTGAACATAGTGTCCGATACAATCATCGGCTTCTGTAATTTCATCTCTATATTGTCGTATGAATAGTTCTTCACAATAAGCAATAACCCTTTCTTTTTGTAGATATAATTCTAAATCAGAAGGTGGTTGTTCATTATAGAAATCTTTATCTCTATTAGATTTATATTCTTTGTAGATATCATATCTCAATCTACCACTGAATTGTCCATCCCAAAAAACATACACTCTATCAAATTTATACTCGTTTAACATTTTTCTAACCATAGTTAGGAATTGAAAAATCCCACCTATATGGGTATCTTTATAATAAAGATCCTTAGCCCCATGATAGGCGGTTTTAATCAACGAGTCACCATCAACAACAAGTGTTTTTTTAAATTTTTTCTTTTTTTCTGGGAATTTCACACATTCTTTATTGAAGGTTCAACAATCAATCGTCAGAATAATCTACAGGAGATTCAATTACGTTGTCTTCAACTACATCAAAAGATGTGTCATCAAATACACCATCAAATACTTCTGCCCAATAATCTTTATTCTCAGATTTGTATTTATCAATGTCTTTTTTATCATCTTCAATGAAACCGTGTGTGGTTGCAAGTATTTTGTTATCTGCGTAACCTAAACCATTCATATGGTTCTTATGGATACCCACTTTAGTTCTAATTGCGAAATTAACTTTTCTACCCTTATTAGTTGCAGAAAGTTTAGATACACCAGAACTCTTTTGATTTCCAAACAAAAATACTAATGCGCAAGATAGGTAAATAGAATTACCACCTTTAGGTGCAATTGTTGGTTGTCCAAATGGATTATCAGGTAAAGCAACCCATGGTTGGTTTACGAAAACCATAGTATTGGTGTATGGATAACTTTCTTTTCTTGAAGATGTTATCCTTTGTGCCAATCCCATACCCCATTTTTCAGATATAACTCTCGCAGTATGTTGGTTACCACCTTTACCGTCAAAACTCATTTGACAAGGTATCGTACCAATAGAATCCCACAAAAACACAATGTCGTGTGGAATTTCACCATTTTTTTGTGCGTCCAATACTTCGGTTACATAATCAAACGCTTGTTCGATATAATCGAATCCTAACTTATAAAGTAAGAATCCGTCCCAGTATGCAGAAACTTCTCCTGTCTCTTCGTCAACTTCTTCAATGTATTCAGTTTCTAAACCCATTTGTTTAGCGTGTTCAAAACTAAATTTTTGTTCTGTTATGATGAAAACAGGTAGAATATTTTTTTTCTGTGCATCTACCGCAGTCTGTAAAAGTGCAGTTGTTTTTCCAGTGTCTGAATGACCTAGAAGCATATTAATCTGACCCATAGCAGGTCCTGGTAGACCAGTCGCCTTCTGAAAGGCTTCCCCTAGATCAAAGTACCTTTGTTCTTTGTACTTTTCACTAGAGGAAAACTTCTTTCTTATAGACGAAAAATCAGATGCTTTTTTCTTTAGTGGTTGTTTCGCCATATTATATATTAAAACGGTAATTCGTCATCATCACTATCTAATGAAGTTACTCCAAAATCAGTATCTTCATCTTCACTATCATATTCAGATTCAAATGACTTAGAAGTTTCAGTTCTCATCATATTGATTTCATCAGTTAAAGACGCAGTTTCTTTTTCTTCTTTGTCTTCTTCTGCAACGAACTTCTTCTGTTCCGAATCCCAAATAGGTGTTTTATTAGTAGCCACAATTTCTAAATACTCTTGAGACTTTTTAGAATAAACATCTCTGTGTGTTTCATCGTTGTTAAACCAATCATTCGCCTTTTCTTTATCCTTAGTAAGGATAGATGAATCGTCAGCCATAATAGAATTTACAACACTAAAATTTTTGTCATTTCTACCTGTAGTGATGATAATATCTCTACCTTCTCTAGGATCAGTAATATCACCTTTTAATTTAAATAAAGGAATGATTTTATCCATAATACCGTCACCAGTATATTTGTGCTTAAATCTCCAAAATTTAACTCCGTGATCTTCATTCTCTCTATCAATACCTTTAACTACATAGAATTTTCTAGGTATGAAGTCTTTCGCCAATTTCTTAGCCTTTTCTGAACCATCTTCATATAAGGCGTCTTTAGCCTCACATAGTGGACAGTGTTCACCATCGTTTAAATGGTTACAATAAATTTTATCCCAATTACCATTAACTAATTTTTCATGATAATAAACCTCCGTAAATGGAGAACTACCATCTTTTGTAGGTAAGATTCGGAATGTTTTTGTGTGGGATTTTACCCCTTTAGGTAGTTTCTCACTGAAGTACTTTTTAAGTCTGTCTTCATTAGAGAGTTTTTTACCACTTTTCGCTGGCTCAGTGTTTTTTTCGTACTGAGACAGAATTGCATCTAAAGTATTACTCATTGTATAAAAATTTTAAATTATATACAAATATACTAAAGATATTCCTAAAAGTCAATAAAAATCGGGGTTTTTAGTTATTTTCTTCGTCTTTTGTGAATTGGAAAGATTTTCTAATATCTTTTTCGTTGTAGTTATCAACATCACTCTGTTTAAGGACAAACTCTTCTTCGTCTTCGGTTGCCTCATAACCTTCTTTGTCTTTCCAGAAATCAGTTAATTTAATACTATATGGGAATGAGTCCATAGATCTCATCTCTAATCTTTCTACAGGTGTTGGATTTCTTTTTTCAATTTGTTTTTCTAACTCATCGATTTTATTAATCACATTATCCATACCAGAAACTTGATTTTCTAATTCAGATAATTTACCCAACAACTCATCCATTTTACTACTCATACCTTCTACAGAAGATTTAGTCGCTTCAGTTTTGTCTACGATATCAGTCACATCTATTTCAACAGATTCTTCACCAGTTTCTGTACTAGCCGTAGGAGTTTCAGTTGCAGTTTCATCCGCATCAACATCTTCTACTTCCGCATCATCTGCCAATGGATCAGTTTCAGGTGTTTCTCCACCTGCTTCAGGTGCAGTTTCCGCACCAGCTTCAGGTGCAGTTTCATCACCACCTAACGACATAAAAGGATCATCCCCTTCTGTATCTTCATCACCCGCAGGATCCTGCTCTGTAATGTATTGATCATCTGTAAGAAGTGTACCGTTCACATCTTTTTCATTTTCAGGTACATAAAATGTGTACTCCAATAATTGTTTATATCTTTTTAATTCCTCAGAAAGTACTTTTTTGTTCATATCACATTATTAGTTGTCTACCGTCATTAGTTTTATATATCTTATTCACTCTCTCTACAATTTCTTTTCCATCATTAATAAGACATTCTTCTCCAACACAATCTTCTTTTTTTGCGTTGTTATCATTTAAAAAATCGTTAAGTGACTTTTCTAAATTATCGTTTTTTTTAGTATCTCTATTTGTTTCCATAATACTTTTATTATATAAATATTGTGAAATTAAGAAAAATGTTTTTTTATGTCGATAATTTTTAATTCATCGTTTTTAACTATTATCATTTTGTTTTGATAATCGTCCCAATTTATTTTAACATTTTTATAATCTAGATTACCAACTTCGTGTTCACTTATTTTTTCTATTAACTTATTTAATGCATTAATAGTATAAAAACACTCTCCCTTTTTGTGGACTATTATTGTTGGTGGGAAAAATGAAGATGTTTCCACTTTTTGATCTTGTTCAACCTTAACCATAAAGGTTAAAATATTTTTATTTAATTCTTCAAAATTATATTGAAATATGTTTTTTTCTTTGATTCCAAATCTTTTATATAAATAATTTTTAAAACTTTCTAATTTATCCTGATATACAAAAGATGCTAATGTTATATTTTTACCGCTCGTCTCCATTTCCATAAATGTAAGGGACATATCTATTTTTATTTTTTAGTTTGTATATTAAATCCTTACATTTATTAAATATCTTATGATCTACCAAAGTAATATCATTTATCCTTTTAATTCTACTTATTATCTTATCTTTTTTATTTTCGAAATATTCTAAAACATTTAAATCTATGCCAAATATTATATTTTCACTGTATATGTAAACCATACCGTTTTCTGTAAAATAAATTACTGGTGAACTAAGAGACAATATTTTTTTTATTATTCTATAATTTACTCTTTTACTACCATAGAGTATATCTAAAAAAACATAAGGGATGTTTTCACCAAATTTATCAAAACAATATTCTTTAAATTGTTCAAAATCACTTTCAAAATCAGATTTTCTTTCTGTTTGATCAAAAGTCCAAAATAGGTTATTACTTATATTTTTATGAATTATAGATATTCCTTCACCTAACAATTCTTTAGATAATTTTCTACCAATTATAAGTGTTGGTAATCCTTTATTAATAGATTCTAAATCATCACACACATTGAAATTATCAACGTTTAATTTAGTCTTAGTTACTATATTACCTATATTCATAATACAAATATAGTGATTTTTTTTTAAAAAGTTAAGTTTTATGCTGGTTTAAAGTAATCTATTAACGGTTGACCGTCTTTACCAACAAAAATTGTAAGTACATTTTGGAATGTCTCTATTGATTTATCAGATTTAGGTGGCGAGAATTGGTGAGCAGTGTCAAGACATTTTTTATATGTTGCCAAAGTACCGTTATTTTTTTGTGATGTGTAAAAATAAGAAGTTTGTGGATTGTTACCTTTTAAACCTTTAAAGTATTTCCATTGTACAATAGAAGTCTGTATTGCACTATCAACACTATCACTTAACCTAAATGGATTTGTTATTGAAACTTCCCCACTTTTATTAAATTCTTCATACAATTGAAAGTATTGTTTTCTTCCAACAATATAAAGGAAACCTCTAGGTCTAAATCTATATGCATCACCATCAAAAATATTATAATAATCTAATACTTTTATTTGTGATTCATCCTCTTTTTTTAATTTAGTTAAGGCTTCATTTAATAGTTTTATTTTTTCCGCTTCTGATGGTATTGACGGATTAAAAGTTTTTATCTTTTCATTAATTTCTTTTTTCTTAGCCTCTATGTTGTCGTTTTCTTTATATTCGTTTAGTGTTGGATTTCCAGCAATTTGATAGGCTTTTTTATTGTCTAAACCTGTGGTTGCGGTTGGGGTTGATGCTAAAATACCTAATCCAGTAACACTATTATAATATCTAGTTTGTCCAGATGCTATTGAATCATTAGATGGGAATTTAACTACATGTTCTTCCTTTTTAGGATCGTCCCAAGGCATTTCTTTATTTAAAAAGTTTTCTGAATTTGCTAACATTGCAGATAACAACATAGTAACCTGAGTATTTTTTATAATTTGATTACTTTTAAATTGTTGCGTTAATGAACTTATTAGTGAAGTTAATTCCGCATCAGTATAGTTTGTAACTCCTAAATTTCTGAAGTTAATTAAACCTCCATTTGTAAAATTAGTATCAAAATCAAAATCATCCCCACCTTCAATATCTTCCCTTACACCAAATCCTGAAACAGTAGTTAAATTAGTAAATTCTATTTTAGGTACATCACTTATTTCATTTAAATCTATATCTAAGTCAGCAGTAATTTCTGTGTTTGGTGCAGAAATAAACTTTGATTGCCTTACACCTTCAAAATTAGTTGTCATATGGTTTGGACTAATGTTATGACTAACACTAGTTATTAAATAAGCCCCATTAAAAAATGGTACGTTTTGTAAGTCAAAATACATTAATGGTTGTATATTCATACAACCCATAGAGTCAACTTTACAGGTATATGACCTAGTTTTAAATAATCTAAGTAAATCAGTTCCTACATATGTTTTTTGAGTACCACCTCGTTTATCCACTAAATCTGATAAAGCCTTAAAATACTCACCAGTTTCTCTATGTTCTTGTTGACTTAAGGAAACATTTTTGAAAATTGTTTGGTTTTGTGCACCAAATGCAACTCTAAAGGCGACTAAAGAATTTTGTCCATTATTAATTATGTCTGGAGGTGAGTCATTTTTACTAGTTGGATCATTAGGATTCGGAAAACTATAACCATCATTAGCAAAAAAGTTATTATTTCTTTCTTTAATATCTAAAGCCTGTGACGCTCCTCCGATATATATACAACAAAATATTGGACCTTGTGATTTATTACTATCTAATGTTGTTTGTGGTTTAAATATTTTAGCAACCTCAACACCACTTTTATAATTAATGTAAGTTGGTAATATCTGGAAAAGGAAATTACTATCTCTTAATAGTTTGGACATAAAGAAATAAACACTAGTATCTAAATTACTACCTAAGGTTAGAAAACTTTTTAAATTAAATGTTGCCTTATCACCTATATCATTCCAACCTCTATCAATAAATTTAAAATAGTCAATTAATGGTGTTTCAGAATTTCCACCACAAATATTAAATCCT